CCGCGCGGAGCTTCGCTCCGCTCTACCCCTCACCAAGCTGCGCTAGGCAGCAAACTGCCAAGCTTCGCTATCCTCTCCCCTATCAAGGGGAGAGGAACAACAAGGCCTCACGAAGCCGCGAACTTGAGCAGCTTGATCGCCTCGGAGTTGCTCACCATCCCCCCCACGCGCTTGGTCGCGTAGAAATGCACGAACGGCTTGTTGCTGTACGGATCGCGCAGCACCTGCGTCTCGCCGCGCTCGGCGATCAGGTATCCCGCCTTGAAGTTGCCGAACGCGATCGACAGCGAATTGGCCGCGATGTCGGGCATGTCCTCGGCCTCGACCACCGGATAGCCGAGCAAGGTCGCCAGCTGCCCCACCGCCAGGCTCGGCGTCCACAGGAACGCTCCGTCGACGGTCTTGAACTTGCGGATCTTCGCCAGCGTCGCGCTGTTCATCACCCAGCTCGCGCCCTGCCGATACGGCGCACGCAGGCTCTGGACCAGATCGATCAGCTTGTCCTCGGGGTTCGTCGCGAACGCGCCCGCGGCGCCGCTCGCGATATATTGCAGCGTCCCGAACGGCCGCGTCGCATCCCCCGTCGAAGCCGTCGCCGCCGCGAGGAAGCTCTTGGGCTTGTTGGTCCCGTTGCCGTTGACGAACGCCGATCCTTCCGCCGCGGCGAATTCGCGCGCGATCTCCTGCGCCAGCCATTCCTCGACGTCGAACGCCGCGTCGTCGAGCATCGCCTGGCTCGCCGCCGGATTGGCGTAGAGGTCGCCGCTCGGCGGGGCGACTTCGTTGAAGGTCGGCGTCGCGGTCTCGGTGCGCGCCGCGGTCTCCGCTGCCCAGCCCGATGCGATCCCGCCGCTGGCCACCAGCTTGCGGTATCCGCTCGATCCCACCTTCACGACATTGGCGATCGCGCGAATGGGCGAGACCGATTTGAGCGTCGCGTCGATGCGGGCATCGATCTCCTCGGGCACGGCATAGCCGCCCGCGGCATCGCTCGTCCCCGACATCGCCTTCATCTCCACGCCGCCGCTGCCGGCGCGCAGGAACCCCTCGAACGCCGCGCTGCCCAGCGGCCTTCCGCCCGCCAGCATCGGCCGCACCGGCGGCAATCCCGCCGCTTCCACAGCCTCGAAGCTCGCCTCGAGGCCGTCCGCTTTCACTTCGATCATGTCCGTCTCCCACAAAAAGAAACCCCTCCCGCCAACTGCGAAAGGGGCACACCCGACTCTCCTGAATCTTCCCAGACTGGGCTGTATCGGCATTCAAAATCCTCCCCCGCCAGGGGGAGGTGTCGCCGAAGGCGACGGAGGGGGAGGTAAGCGACGTCCTCTCTATCTAGCGCAGTGCTTCCGCCCCCTCCGTCACGCTGCGCGTGCCACCTCCCCCTGGCGGGGGAGGATCTGGAAGGCCTCGCCCACCTGAATGTCGATGTCCCTAGCCCCCGGCCACCGCATGCACGCGCGCCAGCGGCTGCATCGGACTCGAGACCAGGCTCACTTCGAGCAGTTCGAGCCCCCTGATCTCGCGCCGCGGCCCGTCACGGGCCTCGGTCACGCGATATCCGAACGAGAGGCCGGTCACGGCGCCCTTCGCCACTGCCTCGGCGAGCGCCGGCGCCGCGACGCGCCCGATCACGCGCAGACCGCGCTTGTCCTCGGCCAGTTGCTCGATCTCGCCCACCGGCTTGCCCGAATGCTGCCACAAGAGCGGCACCGGCCGCGCCAGCCGGAACGCCCCCCGGCGCACCACGTCGCCGCCGCGATCGGGCACGTCGAACACCGCGGCATAGCCTGCGAAGCGCACCGCCCTGTCCTGAGCATGTCGAAGGATCATTTCAGCCACCCGGGGAACCCCAGTTTCACTGCCAGCCCGACCAGCACCAATGCCGCGAGCATCCGCCCGGCCCAGGAAAACGCCGCCTTCAATGCCGATCGCTTGGCGTCGCGCCAGGCGCTCAGCAATTCGCGCAGCTCGGCCATGTCCTTCGCCGCGCCGACATCCTCCAGCCCCAGCCGCGCCAGCGCCCGCTGCGCGCTCAGCTCGCCCGCTTCCTCGGCGATTGCCCGCAGAGTCGCGGTATCGGCGCCGTCTTCCTTCGCCTGCTCGATCAGTTGCGCGAGCACCGTTTCGTTACGCATCACATTTCTCCCGATTGCCGCGCCGCACGCCGTCGCCTAGGCCATGGCCATGCGCCGCCGGCTCTTTCCCTTGTTCGTCCTGTTGCTGGTCGTCCTCGCCGCGCTGCTCGCGTGGCTCTGGTGGTCGGACTATGTTCTGATCGACAGATGTCTCGACGTCGGCGGCGCGTGGGATCGAACCACGCGCACCTGCACGCTCACCGTCACGACAATCCGACCATAAACCGTTTCTCCTCGTCGGTGAGGAAATCGGCCGCGCTCACCTGGCGCCACAGCCGCTCGCGATCCTCGGCCAGCGCCGTCACCCGGTCGAGGTCGACCGCCAGCGCCGCATCCGGAAACCAGCCCGTGAGCGCCTGTGCCAGCCCCGCGAGGATCGTCTCCGCCACCGGCAGGATCGCCAGTCGCCAAAAAGCCCGGTTGGCCTCACGATAATTGGCGAAGGCGGTGTCGCCCGGCAGTCCCATCAGCATCGGCGGCACGCCGAACGCGAGCGCGATCTCGCGCGCCGCCGCCGCCTTCAGCCCCATGAAGTCCATGTCGGCCGGCGTCATGCTCATCGCCTGCCATTTGAGGCCGCCCTCGAGCAGCATCGGCCGCCCCGCATTGGCCGCCCCCGCGAACGCCGCCTCGAGCTCACTTTTGATCCGCGCGAACTGGTCGGGGCTCAGCACCCCGCCGTCGCTCACGTCATAGACCAGGGCTCCCGAGGGCCGCGCCGCATTGTCGAGCAATGCCTTGTTCCAGCGCGTCGCGGCATTGTGGATCGCCACCGCCCCCGCCGCCGCGCCGAGGCACCCCAGCCCGTAATGGTCGTCGACTGGATTGAACGCCTTGATGTGCGCCACTGCCGGGCGCCCGCCGGCATCCTCCGCCGCAAGCCGGCTGACATGCTCGCCCACCCGGTAGCGATACGCCACCGGCCAGCCCCCGGCATCGGCCTCCACCGTCACTCGCTCGGGCCTGAGCGCGAACAGCTCCCGCACCTGCCCCGCGCTGTCGCAGAGGATCTGCACATAGGCATTGCCGTGCAGCAGCAATTGCGCCGCGACGGTCTCGATCAGCGTCTGCCCGCCCGAGCGCGCGCTCGCCAGTGCCGCCAGCGCCGGGTCGCTCGCCTTGAGTGGCGCCGATCCCACGCCTTCGCTCACCAATTTCACCGCGCGCTGCGCCACCGGATTGTGGCAATAGCCTTCGCGCACCTGCGCCTCGTAGCTGCGCGGCCATTCGCCGAGGCTGGTGATGCTCCCGCCACGCGCCAGCGCCGGCCGCACGCCATCGCGCGCGGACTTGCGTCCGAACCATTTCATGCCCGTCTCCTGATGATTGCGCGAACCGTTAAACTCCCCTCCCTGCAAGGGAGGGGCTGGGGGTGGGTGCGACCCCGGCGAAGGCCGGGGGAGCCCAACGATGCACGTGGAATAAAGAAAAGGCCGGGCATCGAGCCCGACCTTTTCTACCCACCCCTGACCCCTCCCTTCCAGGGAGGGGAATATCTGCGCCCTACCGCTTGGTCCCGAACCAGATCACGTGCCGCGGCCCCTTGCCGTTGCTCCGCGCCTTCACGCCGACTTCCTCCACCGCGAACCCCGCATCGCGCAGCCGCCGCGTAAAGGCAGCGTCCGGCGCCGCCGACCACACCGCCAGCACCCCGCCGGTCCGCAGCGCCGCCTTCGCCGCCGCCAGTCCGCGCATCGAATAGAGCCCGTCATTGCCCGGCCGGGTCAGCCCGTCCGGCCCGTTGTCGACATCGAGCAGGATCGCATCGTAACTGCCGCGCGCGTGCCGGATCATCGCGCCGACATCGTCGAGCACCACGTCCACCCGCCGGTCGTCCAGGCACCCCGCGGCCAGCGCGGCCATCGGCCCGCGCGCCCAGTCGATGATCTTGGGCACCAGTTCGCTCACGGTCACCCGCGCATCCGCATCCAGCCGCTTCAGCGCCGCGCGCAAGGTGAACCCCATCCCGTATCCACCGATCAGCAGATGCGGCGCCGGCACGCGCAGCCGGTCGATCGTCATCTCGGCGAGCGCTTCTTCCGACCCGCTCATCCGGCTGTTCATCAGCTCGTTGCGATCGAGCACGATCATGAAGTCGCTGCCCCGCCGAAACAGCCGCAGCGGATCCCCGCCGGGCACTTCGGCCGTATCGATCAGTTCGCGCGGTACCATGCCGCTCGCTATCCGCGCTGTCCGGCCGCCGCACAAGCTCCCATCGACCTTCGAGCCCCCAATCCTCCCCCGCCAGGGGGAGGTGGCGCCGAAGGCGACGGAGGGGGAGGGTAGCGACTAGCTCTCCCTTCCATCCCGACGATCGATCGCGATCGCGATGATCTGGCGAACCACCCCTTCGAGGTTCGTCAGCACCTCCTTCGCCGGATAGCGCAGGACTCGCACACCCTGCGACACGAGCCACACGTCACGAACAGCGTCGCGTGCCGGACGATCGCCTCGTGCATGCGCTTCGCCATCCACCTCAATGGCCAGCCTTGCCGGCG